CCGTTTTTTATGGGAATGCGTCGCCGATTCCAACAGGGGATGCAGACCTCAAACGTATACAGATCAATTTGACTATTAAAGAATATAAGAATGGAAGGTGATTATATCATGGCAGATACATTAACTTATGAAGAGTTTAAGTCATCCGGTATCACAGACAAGACACCGAAGAACATTGTGTTTGGTGCCGGAACGATTCACAAAGGGCTCAGGTATGACGCATCAAAAAAGACATGGAACTTTGCTGAGTCTTTGATCGGTGCAACATCCGGCGGTACAAAGCTGTCAATCAAGCCTGAGCTCAAGGATATAGAGGTCGATGGTGCATCAGTTAAGGTTAAGGAGTTGGCAGTTAAGATAGGCGAGACAGCACAGATGGATACTAACATGGTGGAGCTGTCGCCTGAGACGATCAAGATGGCTATTATTGGACAGAATGGCACATCAACAGCGGAAGGATACGATGTGATCGAATCCAAGGCAAGAATTGAAAAGGATGATTACATTGAGAAGTTCGGATATATTGGAAGATTCTTAGATGGTCGTCCTGTTATCGTGATCTTTGACAATGCGCTCTGTACATCAGGCCTTGAGATAGAGGGCAAGAACAAAGAGAATGGCACATTTGCGCTGACTGTTGAGTGCTATGCGGATCTGTCACCGGCAGCTGATACATTGCCATACCACATCTATTTGCCTACCGGCACGACAACGGAGCAGGTTCAGCAGTCTATAGATTCCAGTACAGAAGTAACAGACTAATTGACATAGAAAAGGAGAGATAATCATGGGAACAACCGAGATAAAAAAGAATAAAGATGTAGTAGAGAATACCGAAGTAGTAGAAGATGCCGAGGCAACAGAAGATGTGCAGGAGATCAAGCCATATACACTTAGAAATCCAAAGGCTACAGATATAGCTGCATTCCTGAAACTGTTCAGCAGGCTGGGGGTAAAGGACTTCAAAGATTCATTCAGCGGCAATGGGTTCAAAGAGCTCATTGCGAAGGAACGTGAGAAACTTGCTGGTGATGAGGATGATGAGGACACATCGAAGTTCCTTGAGAATGTGGGTATTGGTCTTGCATTCGAGCTTGTAGATGTGATCCTGACAAAGCTGTCAGACTGTCAGCGTGAGGTATTTGTCTGCCTGTCACACCTGTCAGGTATGACAGTGGATGAGGTAGCAGATCTTGACCTCTCTGTGTTCACACAGATGTTATATGATGCGGTCACACTTCCGGGCTTTGCGGATTTTATCAAGGTTGTTTCAAGATTGTTCGAGAAGAGACAGTAGGCTATCTCAAGTTCATGGATCTGATATTTCACAGATATGCGGATCCGTACACTCTGCTTGATACGATGATAGACAATCAGAGCTTTGATGAGTTTGTATGCACGTTTGTGCGTCTTGACGATGATGACAAGCTCTGGGATATGTATATTCACAAATGTTGGGAGAACATATCATTTAATGACTTCAAGGCAAGGCTGTATGGCACATCAGGTGGCAGTTCACAGCCGGTCAGATCAGGGGCATTTGAAAGCAGAGACGAACTTGAAACAACCATAAAGGATTCCATGTCGATCATAGAGAATTTTATACCATAGGGGCACACAGAACGTGTGTCTCTATTTTTTTATTATCGAGGAAAGGGGGTAGACCCTTTTGGAAGTATTTAAGATACTGGGAAGAATCGCAGTATCAAATGAGGATGCGAATGAGAAAATTGAAGAGACTAGCGACAAGGCAGAGAAGACAAGCAAAAAGATGAGTTCTGTGTTTGGTAATATCGGCAAGTTTATGCTCAAGGCAGCAAAGGTAGCTGTTGTTGCAACAACGGCTGTGGCTACTGGAATAGCTGGCATTACTGCTAAGGCTGTAAGCGAGTATGCGGACTACGAACAGCTTGTCGGTGGTGTTGAGACGCTGTTCAAGGACAGCTCAGATAAGGTTGTTGAGTATGCAAATAATGCATATAAGACGGCGGGGCTGTCGGCAAACGAGTATATGGACACTGTAACGAGCTTTTCAGCATCGCTATTGCAAGGCTTGGAAGGTGATACAGCACAGGCGGCTGAAATAGCAAACACAGCTATTGTAGATATGGCTGATAATGCCAACAAGATGGGAACTGATATGGCATCTATACAGAATGTATATCAGGGTTTTGCTAAGCAAAACTACACGATGTTAGATAACCTCAAGCTTGGCTATGGTGGTACTGCATCCGAGATGGCAAGGCTTATCAATGACTCTGGTGTACTTGGTGACACCATGACTGTGACTGCAGATAACGTCAATAGTGTGTCATTCGATAAGATGATTGAGGCTATTCATACCGTTCAGGTCGAGATGGGAATATCTGGACTCACTGCTGAACAAGCGGCTGAGGCAGTGAAGAATGGAACCATGACGCAGGAAGAGGCTCTTGCAGCTATGGGAACCACCGCAAAAGAAGCAGCCACGACAATACAGGGTTCCATCGGTATGATGAAGTCCGCATGGGCCAATCTGCTCATAGGTATGGCTGACCCATCTCAGGATATGGGAGTGCTGATGAATAACCTTGTTGATTCGGCTATGGCTGTAGCAGATAATCTTGTGCCAAGGATAGCCGATACACTGCCGAGAGTAGTTACAGGCTTGTCTCAGCTTGCTCAGAAACTGGCACCGTACATACCGCCTCTTATTGAGCAGTTACTACCATCGTTGATACAGGGAGCGACATCGTTGTTGTCTGAGGTGGTCAATAATCTGCCCGGAATACTTGAGACATTACTGCCCGGCATAGGTGGGGAATTGGGACAGTCGATATCAACCGCTCTAAATTCTGTTTTTAGCACTCTGACATCGATTTTACCATCGATTCTGCAGTTAGTGGGACCAGTACTGACAACACTGTCAACACTGCTTAATCTGCTTTTACCACCGATGATGCAGATTATTCAGGCGGTTTTACCGCCACTTACGAATCTGATCAATATGCTTTTGCCGCCGGTGACTCAGATTATTCAATCTTTACTGCCTGTTTTGATGGCTATTTTGCAGCCTATACTTGAATTGTTACAGCCGTTTTTGGATATGTTGACACCGATTATCGACTTGGTAATGCAGGTAATCACACCACTGACAGATCTTATCAATATGATATTACCACCACTGGCGGAAATACTTTCGATGCTGATGGAAGATTATCTAAATGTGCTGAAACCAATCCTTGAGTGGTATTGTAAGATGCTTTCAGGAACGCTTAAGTCTGCTATCAAGTTGATAGTTACAGTGATAAATAACTGTAAAGAATCATTTGCTGCAGCTTGGCGGGGAATCAAGAAAGCGTGGAACGCTGCACCTGAGTTTTTTAGTAATATAGGATCCAATATAAAAGGTGCATTTGCATATGTAGGTACATGGTTCAGTGATATATTCAGCAAGGCATATAATGGGGTTAAGAATAAATTTTCTCCGATAGTGAACTTCTTCTCAGAAACATGGCAGAAGATCAAGAATATATTCGGTAAGGTTGGAACAGCAATAGCAGACGGATTATCTAGTGCTGTGACATCAGCGGTCAATGCGATACTGAGCAAGGCTACAGGGATTATCAATGGCTTTATCCGGGCAATCAATTCGGCTATATCAGTTCTTAACAAGATTCCTAAGGTATCTATATCAAGGATTGATGAGCTTGACGCTCCTCAGCTTGCTGAAGGTGGTGTGCTTAAGCGTGGTCAGGTTGGTATCCTTGAGGGTAATGGAGCTGAGGCTGTAGTGCCACTTGAGAAGAACACTGGATGGATTCGGAAAGTAGCGGAGGATATGGCAGATATAACAGGTGGAACACCTGTGGGAGGTAACTCAGAGTGTTTGAATGTACTGTATAAGATATTAGAGATCATTAAACATATAGATGATAATCTGTATGACCTGATAGTGAAAGCTTTGACTGATGGGGTAAGACTAAAGATAGACGGCAGGGAGTTTGGAAGGATGGTGAAGGCGAATGCTTGAACAGCTTAGATATGTGAATCACTTAGGTGAGACTATAGAGTTTGGGAAGAAGGGTATCTTTGCCAACTCAAACGATCTCAGAAACTACGAATATGCATACGATAGCAGCAGGAACCGTGCCGAAAATTTCAGAACAGGGGTGGTCTCAAAGACCATCCCTGTTGTTATATCGGCAGAAAGTAAGAAGAAGTGTATCGATCTTAAGAATAGACTGTATGAAGTCTGTGAAAAAGACATCATAGCAGAACAGAAAGGGAAGCTCTATATAGGAGATTACTATCTTGAATGCTATGTGTTTAGTTCGGCGAAGAGCAATTATCTTGACGTGGCTACATCGATGAATCTGTCACTTAAAGTAGTAACAGATGGTGGCAGATGGATGAAGGAAGAGTTGCACAACTATAAGCATGTACCAGATAAGTTTATTGAAGGTAAAGGCTATGAGTATTGTTATGAATATGATTACAACTCAATTTCTGACAATATCAGTAAGCTTGAGGTGGACGACTTCAGAAACTGTGATTTTGTACTCAGCATACATAGTGGTGCTGTTAATCCAGTCATATATGTTGACAATCATTACTACAGCGTTAGGTGTGTTGTTGGCGATGGAGATAAGATCGTTATTAATTCTGCAGAGCTTACGATAACTCTTGTGAAAGCAGATGGAACCCGGGAAAACATGTTCAGATACAGGGACAAGCAAAGCGATGTGTTTGAAAAGATATCCCCCGGGAATCATCGTGTGATGTGGAATGGAAGCTTTGATTTTGATTTAAGTGTAATACATGAGAGAGGTGAACCAAAATGGACATAAGGTTGATATACACTGATGCAGACAGGGTAGAACAGGGATATCTCAGGAACTTCAGCGCAGATGTGGATGTTGCAAAGGATAAGGATTTTGAGATAACTGTAGCTAGGGATAATAACATTCTGCGAGGTGGCTCATGGTGGTATATCAACAACACAGAATACGGTGGCATAGTTGATAATGTTGGAGTTGTTACTGCAGACAGGGAGATTAGGTATACGGGCCGGAATCTCAGAGGCATACTTTGCGACAAGATTATTGAGCCACCGAATGGCGAAGACTACAGAATCGTAACAGGTGATGCAGTTACAGTGATCAATAAGCTCATTGAAGTGGCTGGACTTAGCAGCATATACAGAATGACAGGCGAATCATGGAATGTACAATCATTTCAGTTCAACAGATATGTGAGTCTCTATGATGGCATATGTGCGCTGTTGAGCACCCAGAACAGGGTTCTCAGGCTTGTGATTAAAGATGGATATGTGACTATGAGTAGTGCGGTGCCTTACGATTATACAGAGGATAAGGATTGTATGAGATCGGATATCAACTACAATATCACACAGGTCAAGAATGGATATAATCATCTTATCTGCCTTGGTCAAGGCGAGCTCAAAGACCGTCAGGTGCTGCACTTGTACGTTGATAAGGTGGGAAATATCACTGATACGCAGACATATAAAGGCTTGGAAGAACGCACAGCAATATATGACTATAGTTCGGCAGCAAATATTGATGAGCTTAGAACAGGCGGTATAGCAAGAATACAGGAGCTTAATGTGGACAGCTTAGATATGACACTACCAGATATGTCAATGCAGATTGGGGATATTACTGGTGGTACAGAGGATATTACAGGAATCACCGTCAAGAAACAGATAACAAATATCATAGCTAAGATAGATGATAACAGCATAGACATTGAATATTCGGTGTCGTAGCGGAAAGGGTGGAAATATGAAGATAATAACAGGAAAAACAGGGAAACCACATGTAACGAGTGCAGATGATAGAGCCTTGCACAGAGCAGAATGGGATGGCGATGGATTTTTGTCGGTCTCCCAGCCACCAGTGCTGGTTAATTCAACGACACTTAGAGTATATCCGTGTGACATTATGTTTCAGGGGTGCCATGCTAGGGTTACAGGTACATATGAAGATCTTACTTTCCCTAGTGGAGAAACAGGTAAAAAGCGAGTTGATATTCTTGTTGCAAGATACACGCTGTCAGAGGAAGGACTTGAGGATATGTCATTGCTGATCTTGACAGGGCAGCCTGTAGAATCCTCACAGGAGCCACAATCACCTGTGTATGAAACTGGCATAATAGCCAATAATGTAAGTGTCGCCGACATGCCGCTTTACAAAATTATACACGATGGAATAAATGTGAGTGGGCCAGTTGCGATTGCATCAACTTTCCCCCCACTTAGTAATAAATATACAAAAGAGGAGTCAGATTTAACGACAAAGAATATCTACCAGGCGATATCGAAAACCGAAAAAACAGCGGCAGAGGCTACCGAAAAGACACAGTCTACTGCAAATGACGCAGCATCAATGGCTGAGGAAGCTATAGGTAGGGCTGAGGAAGCGCAGAAAACAGCAGACACTGCATTGTCGAAAGCGGATAATGCACAGAACACGGCAGACAGTGCAAAAACAGATGCTGCTAATGCGCAAAGCTATGCGGAAAAAATTGCAACAAAAAGCCTTGTTATATCTGATATAGTAGGCGCAACAGCGACTATACCAGGAACTGACGCAGGAACGACACTTCAATATGCCGTTGATGTAGAGCTTCCAATGAATACGGGTAGAATATTAGTTATTCCTAAAAATATCCCTAGTGGTGTCACATACATGGGATATGAAGCTTCTTCAATAAATCAGACTACATATTCGATAACTGTAAAAGCAAAAAATACAAACAAAGCAGATTCAAATATAAGCTTAGTTGTAGTAGGAGTTGCAAGACCTAAGAATCTTATATAGGGGGTTGAGCATGTATATAAATTTTGAAACAATAATTCAGGTTGGGAAGGTACTTGGAGCTCTTGCACTGATAGGAGGGATACTCATATCAATATATAAATGGTATTCCAGGCAGAATGAACAGGACATAGAGATCAAGAAGATGAAAGAGGAGCAGTGCATACTTACATATGGTACACTTGCGTGTCTTAAAGGTCTAAAGGAGCTTGGATGTAATGGACCAGTCACAGAGGCTATTGACAAGATGGAAAAACATCTGAACAAAGCGGCACATGATCAGGAATAGGAAGGAGATATAATCATGGATAAGTTAGCAATATTATTATTAGTTGTTGCAGTTCTTTGCACTTTGATATCGGTAATAACGGAATTTACAAAAGAGGTTGGAATACTGAAGAAGATTCCAACCTCTTTTCAGGTGCTTATAACAAGTCTCATCATATGTGAGATATGCTTGTTTGTAGCATTATCATATTTCGATATTCGGCTACTATGGTATTACCCTGTAGCTGTGTTCTTTGGTGCTTTTATTATCGCATTCATATGCACCAGAGGATGGGACTACCTGATCGAAATATTTAAACGATTTTACAGAGGTGGAGACATAGAGAAGGAGCGTGACGGGAAATGAATGGAATAGACATCAGTGCATGGCAGGGGGATAAAAATATAGACCTTGCCAAAGTGCCATACGACTTCTGTATCGTGAAAGCGACAGAAGGAACAGACTACAAGAACAGATACTTTGCAGCGCATTGCGATAAAGTTTTGAGTAGAAAAAAACTTCTGGGAGTATACCACTATTCAAATGGCGGAGATCCACAGAAAGAGGCTGACCACTTCCTTGCGTATGTAAAGAAGTATATCGGCAAGGCGGTACTTATTCTGGATTGGGAAGCCAAGAACAACCATCTGTTTGGTGTCAAGGATCTGGAATGGTGCTTGCAGTGGTGCAGTTATGTGCAGAAAAAGACAGGCATTAAGCCACTGATATACATCCAGAAGAGCGCTATGGATGCAGTGAAGAAAACTGGTTTTGGTCTGTGGGTCGCTCAGTACCCAGATTATGTTGAGACAGGCTACCAGGAGCATCCGTGGAACGAGGGAAAGTATAATTGCTTGATCAGGCAGTATACATCCGTTGGCAAACTCTCAGGTTACAACGGTAACCTTGACCTCAACAAGGCATATATCAGCGCTGCGAGCTGGAATAAGCTGGCAGGCAAGGCTAAGATCAAGCCTACATCTACGACAGCAAAGAAGAGCGTCAACACGCTGGCTAAAGAGGTGCTGGCGGGCAAGTGGGGCAACGGTACTGATCGTAAGAATAGACTCACAAAGGCTGGATATGATTACAATAAGGTACAGGCAGCAGTCAACAAGCTCGTCAAGGCTTCACAGATGTCAGAGGACAAGATCATCAATGCAGTTGCTCATGAAGTCATTATAGGCAAGTGGGGCAATGGACAGGAGCGTATCAATAGGCTTAAGGCAGCGGGGTATGATCCTGATAAGGTCCAGAAGAGAGTGAATGAAATATTATAAATAAGACAACATACAGGAAGGACTCCCCCATCACATTTGTGGTGGGGGTATTTTTTATGTACGAATATGAAATAAATAATACACCATAAAAGGTGTAAAACTGTTGACATTACACCATAAAAGGTGTAATATATAAACATATTAAAGAAAGGGATCACATAAATGTGACAAGGTAGAGGGAAATGATAATATCAAATGTACAGATTGCTGAGATGGTTGCCGCTAGAGGTTATGATTATGCAAAAGCTTTAGATGATATTGATGCTGGCAGATCTCCAGAAGATGAGGAACAGGAGATTACAGAAAAAGAAGTTGATGAAATGGTCGACGCTATATGTGGTGGTTTTGACTGTGAGAACGAGGCAAATGCGCAGATTGAGGAAGATGAAAAAGAGTATATTAGAAAAATATACGAGTCGCAGGATATGATATAATGATTATTTATTTAGATGTAATCGATAAGCTGGCTAAAGCTGGATATAATACGACAAGGATCCGGCGGGAAAAAATACTGTCTGAACATACTCTTCAGAATATAAGGGAGGGGAAATCAGTAACTTTAAACACTATTAATACAATCTGCAAATTGACAGGTTTACCTGTTGAGAAGATTATAGAATACCACCCGGATTAGGGTGGTATTTTTTAGGGGCAATTTAGGGGCAAAAAATTGATTTGTCATGATATGTTATTACACGAAGTATCTTCAAAAAGTAACGTATTTAAGCCATTTTGAGATATTTTGACATATCAATATATTAATTATAAAATAAACAATATGTATAATTTTATAATGTATGAATAGCTAGAAGAATCAAGGGTTTATGCTGTGTACGACAATTGTGAGAGAGCCTTTAGGGGCAATTTAGGGGCAAAAAAAAATAAAAGATGACCATTCAGTGTGCATTCAGTGTGAAAACTGAGTGGTCATTTTTTTAGTTGATAATTGATATTGTGTCGACAGCCGCATTGTCTTTTTGCTTCATTTTTTTTGTGATATGAATATATATTGCTTTTGTTATTTTGTCATCGTGATGTCCCAATCGGCGGGATATCTGTTCTGCTGACATAGTTTCTGCCAGAATCGATGCGTGTGTGTGCCGCAGCTTGTGCGGAGTTATCTCTCTGCCAATAGCCTCGAAAGATGCTATCTTAAGATGTATGTTATATGTTCCGTAGGACAGATAGCTGCCAGTCTTGAGGTGCGGCATGAAAAGTGTACTTTTAATTCCATTTTCAAACATTGCTTCTTTTCGCCAAAGTCGGAGTTTCTTTATAAGCAAGAGAAGCTCAGGTTGTATATGAAGATTTCTGATTGAGTCACTCGTTTTGGCTGACGTTGCGTATTTGGTTGCAGGGTAGTAAGTCTTGGTAACACGAATAGTTTTAGATGTAATATCCACATCTGAATCTTCAAGTGCCACAAGCTCCCCAATCCTCATGCCTGTAAGAATCAGAAAATAGGATATATAGTAGTCCTGCCAGTGGTTATTATCTATTAAGTAATTAAGTAATTTTGTTATCTCATCATGTTCAAGATATTCATTGCTGATGTCATATACCTCTGGTATTTCGTCGGAGCTCTCTTCGCTGATATAGTCGAGTTTTAATAGTATATCATGATTTGAGTGATAGTCGTTTTTCACCCCCCATTTTAGAGCGAATTTCAGATATTTTATATATCCGTTTATTGTGCTGATTTTTTTACCGGTAGCAAGAAGTTGATCATATATATAGCGGGGAGAAAGTTTGTCAACGAGGACATCATTACCGATTGTGCTTACACAACGATATATATATGATTTCTCAGTAACAATTGTACTTTCTTTCCTCTTGCACTGCCGCAATGATGCTATATAAGCATCAGCCAGCTCCCCTAGCGTTGTATCTGATCGGACAGGAGAGGAAGTTTCGGCTTTCTCAATCTTCCCAGCAAGGATCCTTGCCGCCTTGTTTCTGTTCTGCGGTGATGCCTTAGACATCGTCACAGTGACCTTCTTCACCTTCTCTGTGAGCGGATCTGTGTACCTCTCACAATACTTGACTGTTCCATTCTTCTGTGTTTCACACCACATAAAATCACCATCCTATCTAAAAATAGGCATAAAAAATAAGCCTATCAAAAGTGGAAGGCTTATGGTATAATATAGTTTGCGATCACTGTTATTCATAAGCCTTCGGTTTGTGGGTAACTTCCCTCAGGTGTACCCGCACCTGGGGGATTTTTTTTATAATGTGAAGATGATATTATTCATCCTCATCATCTGTCTCATCCTCTGTTGAATATTCAGAGGTATATGCTTCAGAACTTGACAGCGACTGTCTGTATTCTTCAGCAAGCATTGTTCTGTTGAACTCTGCAGTAGGGCAGATCTCATTTACAAGTTCTTCAAGTTCATCTATTGATACATTAAAGAACTCTTTTCTAAGATTTACCTTGTTTACTCGGCGATCATTAAGTCTCTTGTGAAGTTCGGTTTCAAGACCAGAAGCGTCATCAGAGAAAATAAAGCTGTGTACATCAAATTTGAACGGAACAGAAGCATCTCCAAGTTCATTAACTCTATCCTGTGGATTTATTCTTCTTGTCATTCCGACTTTGAATACATTCTCACCAAATGAACCCAAGTTACTGATAATATAAACATTACCAGCCTTACCATTTTGCAACTTTGCTATTTCATCCTTTTTGATTGTTACATCTGCAAGCTGAGCCTGCAGTTCAAGGATACGAGCTTGCAGAGCAGCAAGGGCTTCACCCTCTGAAGCTTCCGCCTGTTCTTTGAGGGAAGATATCTGATTCTCATATTTTGACTCTTCAAGCTCCACTTTTTTACGTTCGGCCTCAAGGGCCTTGCGCTCCTCTGCTTCCTGACGCATCTGCTCTTTGATTGCAAGCTGTTCTTGCTTTGCCTGTTCTTTCTTGACGTAGTAGTTATACTCTATCTTTGCGGCATTGATGAAAAGATATTCCATTTCACCTATGAACTTAGTAAGAGTTCCGGCAATTGTTTGATTACCTTCAGCTGCAATCTTTAGATACTTAGCACAGATATCTTTTATTTGTTCAATACCGTTGTCAAGTTTGTCATATTTTAAATTGTACAAGACGTTCTGCATCTCAGATTCCAGCCCCTTGACAATGAGGTCGTAAATCGTTTTGTTTGCTTTAGTAGTGTATCTGATAGCATATTGCTGTCTGAGAGTGTCAATTGATTTCTCGTTTTCTCTGTATGCTTTTCGCAAGCTTTTTATATCCATACAATGTAATTTAAGGATAACAGATGGGGCAATGAGATTAGCATCCTCAATATCTGATTGGCTAATTCGGCATTCGTTATATGGAATGTCAGCAGTGATGAAGTTATCTAATGCATATTCAATACTGCTGTAGATCTCCTTAGCACGAGAGATCTTTCGTTCCTGGGTCGCTACTGATTTTTGCAGTTTATCATCTTTTGCCTGAAGTGTAGCAATGTCTGAACGCAATTTATCTATAGTGGCAAGGTTTTCGGATATTTCGGCATTCACCTGATTAAGCTTAGCCATTGACTGCTGATGGTCATGCACCCCTAAATCTTGCATAGTCTTATTCATGTCTTGCATTGCTTGATTCATCTGAACATTCTGAGCCACAAGTTGGGCATTCTGTTGAATAATTTGTTGATTGGCTTCCTTTTGTTTCTTTTCGTCCATGGTCTTCATTATCATCAATACTATGCCACCGATTGCCGGAAGTATAAGAAACCAGCATGCGCATAAAATTGCAATGAACCATGTACTTAAATACCATTTGTTTTCTTGTTTTTGATTCATTGAATCTCTCCCTTCATTTGTTAATTATTTTTGCAACCCATGTGCATAAGAATTTAATTTTTTTGATCTCCAAAATTAGCAAGCATGGATTGTTTTATGTTTTCAATCATCTGTATATTTTGAGGCTCTATATTATTGAAATAAGGGACAAGTGAATCATAGAATTTTACTGCTTGATTCAATTTCCCTTTGGTTGTCTTTAGTGTGTCAGCTTTGCTGTATGTGGCTTGGGTATATCTGTTAATAAAAGCTTGTACAGCATTAAAATGATCTTGTCCAAATTGTGCCAACGCCTGTGATGGTAATGCACCTGAGAATTTTATATATTTCTCACAAACAGATAACTTGTATGTATGATGATATAGCAAGTCCATTCTTGAGAAAAATACATCAGGCTTAATTGTTTCAGAGATAATTCTGACACAATCGTTAGATATTCTTAGGCTGTCTTGAGCAATCTGTTGAGTTGCCGTTTTTAATTGAGCTTTATTCATTAGTAGTTTGCTTGATGGTTTCCCAGTAACAAATGTTTGCCATTCAAGTAGTTCCTTTTTTGATGGTCCAAATAGTGACATTGTAATTCCTCCCCTTATGTGTAGTTTAAAACTTACCTCTCAATTCAACAACTTTACCTATTATCCTCACTGTCTTAGTGTCTACTTCCTTAATAGTGAACATCATAGGCTCATATTAACTATTCAGTGAGACGAGAGCAATACTTGTAGCATACTTGATAAGACGTTTACAAGTAGCATCATAGCCATTCACCATGGCGATAACAATGTTAACAAGTAGATTAAGACTTCCAAACATCCCTGCGCCATGCGGTGCAGGGAATTTCAATGTGTTCATTAAGGTAGTCGCGTAATTGCTTTTCGGTGATGTCTACCTCTACAACCACCATATCTCCAGGTTCATTAGAGTGTTTGATCATCGCATATTCAATAGAAGATTCCTCGGTATCAAATAATTTTTCCTCACCATTGGTTATCAAATGCTCAAATATAAATTTTCTCATATAAAATCCTATCCATAATATATGGTGTTATTAAAATTTGGCCCTTAGTTCCACGACCTTGATAATGCGTTTTTACCAATTTACAATTCAGTTAGCCCATGCGCATAAGCCTCAATAACATCGGCAGAGCCTTTGTTGAAGTCGTCCCTGTCTATGTGTCCGATAGCGTGGATATAAGCGTCATTGAGTTGTTCCTGAGTGAATCGTGAATTGAGGAAGATAGTGTAAGAGCCATCTTCGTTACTGGTCACGGTTTCTTTAATCTTGGTAGATTTTAAATCCATCATCTGTACGTTTATATATTCCAAAGAAATCATCCCTTTCAAATGTAATCAGAAAAACAATAACAAAATCCATGGGATGTTTTATGTGCATTATCGTTTCTCTTTATTCTTGAGAGCCATTAACATAGTATGGACAGTCTCTAAATCCTCTGGATCGGCATCTCTGGCAGCATCGAAGAGAAGAGAGAGCTGCTTGTTCTCGAATATCTCTTGTGCTTTCTTTGCGGTCTCAGCGTCTAAATAATACTCAGTATCCGAGTTATCCTCGATAAGATCTGATTTGTTTATACCAAAATAGTCAGCAAGAAGTTGGACCTTGCCCATTCTAGGTAGAGCTTGTGCCAAGCACCAAGTATTAAATGTAGTAGGAATAACTCCAATTGCCTGAGCAACCTCTTTTTGGGTTTTTCCACTTCTTTCTAAATATTTATTTAAATTTCTTGCAAACACTTCTTTTTGTTTATCGTCTGGCATAAGGTGCACCCCCCTTTTAAAACTTATTATTATAATACAACAATATTGAATAATTGACAACAAAAAGTTCAATTAAAATGAATTTTGGTATTGACATCCAATTAAAATGGATATACAATGTGAACATGATACAGAAAGGAAGTGAGAGCAAAATTGAAAACACAGAAAAAGATCCAGATTAGTTTAGCGGCAGCAAGAGTAAATGCAGGAATGACACAGGAAGAAGTAGCAAAACATATGGCAGTAGGTAAGCAGACTATTGTTAGTTGGGAAAAAGGTACATCAGAACCTAAAATCTCACAGGCTAAGGAATTGTCAAGACTGTATGATATGCCGTTAGACTATATTTTTTTGCCATCTGAATCCAATTAAAATGGACAGCAGAAAGGAGAGGCATATGGAAACATACCAGACATACGCAGTAACAGCAATGAATATGGAGACCAAGAAGGTGTTTTGTGATTGCTTCACAGAACTCAACGAGGCAGAGGCAAGAAGATCGTTCAGAGAGTGCTACAGACACACTGAATACAAGATTCTCGGAGTCGTTTTAGTGCCTGAGGAGTGAGAGAAAGGAGATGAGAGCAATGAGCAGAGCAACATCAAGCCTGCAGGTGACAGGCATTAGCTACATAAAAGCATCACCTTACATTAGTAAGTCTCAGATGATGCAGATGTTTAACATATCTCAGAGCACCGCAAGCCGCAGAATATCTGATCTGGACAGATATGTTCAGAATGGTAGATATGGACCATACACAATCTTGGATGGAGCTGGTGTGACATGGGTGAACTACTTAGCATTGGTTGACTATCTGAGATATAAGAAAGAGCTTGATAAGGGCTACAGAGTACCACCATTTGACCCCGGAAAAGTTGCAAAAGCTATTGGATGGGGTGAGATGACATCAGATATGAGGTAACACGAAAAAAGCACCTTTGGAATTGCAGTTCCGCCGGTGCAAATAAGAAATAACTCAAGAAAATTATAGCAGAAAAGGGGAAGAAAAGCAATGAAGAGGAGAAACATGGATACAAAGGCTGTCAAGGCAGTGTGCCTTGCGGCGATGCTGATAATACTGATCATTATGGCATATAACATCATATTTAACACGGCTTTGGTTATGGCTCTCCCGGTTGGCAGCCTCATAGCATATTTGCTTGGAACAGTATTCACAGAGCTGGGACTGCTTAACACAGTGGAGCAGATGAACAGGATTGAAGATCAGAGAGAAAGTGAACAGCCATGGTAAGTATGAAAGCCCTTGGCAGCCATGAAGAATGGCTCAGGGCAAGAACCAAGATAGGTGGGTCGGATGCCTCGGCTATTGTGGGAATGAACCCCTACAAGACCAACGTGGATCTATTTAAAGAGAAAGCCTACGGCATAGAGCCTGAGGACATATCAGACAAGCCTTATGTCAAGTATGGCACAGAGGCTGAGAAGCATCTGAGGGAGCTATTCAAGTTGGATTATCCAGAGTATCAAGTTGGGTATGTGGAAAACAACATGTTCACAAATGACAAGTACCCGTGGGCGCATGCATCTCTTGATGGATGGCTTTTAGATCAGGATGGTCGCAAGGGTGTGTGGGAGTGCAAGACTACCAACATTCTGCAGTCAAGGCAGAAAGAGAAGTGGGATCATAGAATCCCGGACAACTATTACATACAGGTGTTGCATTACCTGATGGTAACAGAGTTTAACTTTGTGGTGCTCAAGGCTCAGCTTAAGTCGGAATTTAACGGTGATGTGTATCTGCAGACGAGGCACTACAAGATAGAGCGGTCAGAGGTAGAGAAAGACATTCAGTATCTTATTGACGCTGAAAGAGACTTCTGGGAGTGCGTACAGTCAAAGAAAGAACCACCGCTGATACTCCCGGAGATATGAAAGGAAATGGCATGTATTACAACGAATGCCCGCAGTGTGGTGCTTACCTGGATCCAGGCGAACACTGCGACTGTGAGGAAGAGAGACAGCGACAGACAGCACGCATCATGGCAATGGTGCGAGAGAACAAGGAGAGTCACCAGATGGAGCTGGTGCTGAATTAGGAGGTTAAAAATGGAATTAAGAGTTAATGAGGTAGCGATACCAGAGAAGATTGATTTTAACTATGAGGAGCTTAAGGCCGAGCTTACATCTAAGGTCTCATTTTATGAGACACTTGTTTACACAGATGATCAGATCAAGGACGCAAAGGCAGATAAGGCTAACCTTAACAAGTTAAAGAAAGCCCTCAATGACGAGAGAATAAGAAAAGAGAAAGAATACATGCAGCCGTTTAATGTGTTCAAAGCTCAAATCAACGAGATCATAGGTATCATAGACAAGCCTATAGCGGTGATAGACGAACAGGTCAAGGCATACGATGAGAAACGCAAAGCTGAAAAGCAGAAAGCCATTGAAGAGTTGTTTGCAACTATCGGTTTTCAGAATTTTGTCACGTTGGAGAAGATATGGGATCCTAAGTGGTTGAATGCATCGGTATCAATGAAGAGTATAGAAGATCAGATGAAGTCTAAGATGTATGAGATCGGCAATGGAGTTCTTACACTTAGCCAGCTCCCGGAGTTTGGCTTTGAGGCTACAGAGGTATTTAAGGAGACATTAGACATTAACAAGGCCATTTCTGAGGCTAAGAGAATGTCAGAGATCGCAAAGGCAAAGGCTGAGGCAGAGGCAAGGAGAAAGGCTGCAGAAGAGGCACGAAAAGCAGCAGAAGAGGCAAGACGAAAGGCTGAAGAAGAACGCAAGGCACAGGAGAGAGCTGCCGAGGAGCAGAGAGCCGCAATGGCACAGGCTATGACACCACCTGAGGATGCACAGCCAGCACCAGTAGAGGAATCACAGCCGGAACCACAGAAGATGGTAGTCAAGTTTGAGGTTGAACTTACAACGGATGATGCAGCAGCCTTGAGAGAGTTCTTCCAGAGCAGAAATATAACATTTAGAGCGATTAAGTAGGAGGTAACAAGATGATTAAGTCAGAAATGGGATCAGTATCAATGAGAGGAACAACACCTGTGCTTATATCAGAATTAGCACTTGCAATGAAGAGTTTAAGAGAGTCGCTTGCTAAAAGATATGGAGATGTTGCTACAGAAGAAATGATAAGCAGAGCCATGGAAGCGTCAAAAGCTGAGGGAGACCTTGACGAGATTATGAGTGACCTCATAGATGATGTTTTATTTAAGATATTGCCAAAAGCCAATATAAACAAGGACAACATAAGGGAAATGCCACAGGCTCTGAAAGAGGTACTGCACAAGATGTTAGAAGATATGATTATGCATTAGGAGGTATACAAGATGATCGTATTAAATAAAGGTTCGGTGCACTTGGATGGGTCGACAATCATGCTGATCGCCGAAATGATGACAGCTATAAGAAGCGTACGAGCCATCGTGGAAAAAGACTTTGGAACAGATGCGGCAAAGCAGATTATAGACAAGGCTGTAGAGATCGCAAAGTTAAATAGCAGCAGTATTGATATGTTAGACCTGGGGACAGAGTTAATGAGTATAATAGCGGAGGTAGAAAATAATGGCAGTAAATAACAGTTTAGTAGCAAAAAGTAAAGCACAGCAGAATCTGGGAATTACAGAGTATCTTACAAAAGATGCAATCAAGAATCAGATCAACAAGGTGGTTGGTGGAAAGAATGGACAGAGGTTCATATCTGCTATTGTATCAGCATACAACACCAACCCTACACTTCAGGAGTGCACGAATCAGTCGATTCTTTCAGCTGCACTTCTTGGTGAGAGCTTACAGCTTTCACCATCTCCACAGCTCGGACATTATTACATGGTCCCATTCAACAATACAAAGGCTGGTGTCAAGGAAGCTCAGTTCCAGATGGGATATAAGGGATATATTCAGCTGGCTATCCGTTCTGGTCAGTATAAGAGACTGAATGTTGTCGCTATCAAGGAGGGTGAGCTTGAGTATTTCGATCCTTTGAACGAGGACATCAAGGTTAATCTCATGGTAGATGATTGGGACAAGCGTGAAGAGGCTGAGACAATCGGCTACTATGCAATGTTTGAGCTTGTGAACGGATTCAGAAAGACAATGTATTGGAGTAAGGCTCAGATGCTTGCTCATGCGGACAAGTATTCACAGGCATTCTACAAGGACGCTGGAAAGATCAAGACAAAGTACGGAGAGAAGCAGAGAGTATCATTTGCCGACTATGAAGCCGGTAACTATGATCCTCGTGATTCCTGGATGTATTCATCGTTCTGGTATAAGAACTTTGATGGTATGGCATATAAAACAATGCTCCGTCAGCTGATCAGCAAGTGGGGAGTAATGAGCATAGATCTCCAGAAGGCATTTGAGGGTGACATGGCAACCTTAGACGCTGAGGGACATCCTACATACGTTGAGAATGACAATGATGAGTATGTGGAAGCCACAGCAACAGAGGTGAATGAACCAGAAGCACAGGCTCCACAGGCAGAGCCACAGGATACTCAGAACACGCAGAATAATGCTCAGAATACACAGAACAGTGTTCAGGATCCACAACCAGCACAGGCAGAGAATCCACAGACAGAGCCACAGCAGATGAACGCTGCAGAAGCGGCACTGTTCGGAAGTTTCAAGTAGGTTACATTGACATTACATAATACATCACAACACAGCAACGTAATGTCTTAGCATATATCCCTGTTGCTCTTATTTGAGGGCGGCAGGGGGAAAGGAGTATCAATGGCTTGGAGCAGGGCAAACAGGGCAAGAACCAAATACGGCAACAGGAAGGCTGTAATAGACGGCATCACATTTGACAGCAAGAAAGAAGCTCAGAGGTATACAGAACTGAAACTGCTTGAGAAAGCTGGCAAGATAACAAGTCTCTGCAGACAGATAGAGTTTGAACTCATACCAGCGCAGAGGGAGATCACAGATCAGATATACACGAAAGGTCCAAACAAGGGCAAATTCAAACCGGGAAAGGTCATAGAGCATAAATGCTCATATGTGGCTGATTTTGTGTACTGGGACTTGGAAAACAACTGTATGGTTGTTGAGGACACGAAGGGCGTGAGGACTACGGAGTATATCATAAAGCGCAAGTTGATGCTTTATATGCGTGGAATACGAATCAAGGAGGTGTGAGCCACATGGGAAATAAAGGGAGCTTTGTCTTTTATACCGAATATAGAGAGCATTTGTCGATGCTGCCACCGGAGCAGGTCGGTGAGTTGATGTTTGCTCTGATGGACTACCAGGAGACAGGCGAAGTTCCAGATCTTCCAAAAGGTAGTGCGCTTGCCATGTGCTTTTCTTTTATCAAGGCACGCATGGATAAGGATAACTCCAAGTATGAGGAGAAATGTGAGCGTAACAGATCTAACGGCAAGAAGGGCGGCAGACCTACAAAGGAAACGGATAATCCTGAAACTGAGGAAAACCCAAATAAACCGAATGGTTTTTCTGAAAACCGAACGGTTATTTCTGAAACCGAGGAAAACCCAACCGAACCCAAAAAAGCCGATAATGATAATGAATATGATAATGATAGTGATAATGAGGAGTATATACATACTCCTACTAAGGCACGTGCGTGCGCACATGCGGAGGTGGAGAAGCCACGTAAGAAGTCTGAACCGGTCAAGTATAGCGACGATCCAGAGCTTAATGATGCCATTGCAGAGTTCGTCAAGTTCCGGAAAGGTATCAAGAAGCCTATGAGTGACAGGGCTATAACGCTGATGATGAACAAGCTGGAGTCGTTATCTCACGATAAGCATGAACAGGTACAGATTCTCAATCAGTCGATAATGCAGGGATGGACAGGCCTATATGCGCTTAAGGATGACGGTAAGAGCCGAGGGCAGCCACGGAACGTGAATCCAAATGGATTTGCAAACTTTAAGCAGACTGATAATACAGAGCAGCTTAGTCAGCTTGAGAAGATGCTTGCGGATGAGCTGAATAATAAATAACACATGAAAGGAGCCGAACCTCCGGCCGGGGTAATGCTATAGCGGGTTCCTGAGAAGTGAATGAACGAAGACTTAATAACGAGAATTTTTGGAGAGGGCGGCGAACTTGACAGCCCGGACGAGGGCTTAGAGGAATACAAGAAGCGCAAGAAAGAAGCCAGGGAGAAAATGATAATGCTCCAGAGCCAGCCGTATGAAGTTAAGGTGCGGCGTTCCAGGCTTAGAGCTGAAGAGTTCATGGAGCAGATGCGGATACGAGACAAAACGGCTCATGTGAGTGTTGGCGGTCTTGACAGTATTACATTACACGTATTCCTGAAGTCGATAGGGATTAATGTTCCAGCGGTATCAGTGTCATCTCTGGAAGATAAGAGTATACAGCGAGTACATAAAGCTCTTGGAGTGACAATCCTGAACCCACTCAAGACAAAAGTTGAGGTCCTCAATGAAGTTGGGTTCCCGGTTATCAGCAAGAGAATAGCGGGAAAGATAGCGCTGCTTCAGAATCCGACTGAAAACAATAAGACAGTTCGACATGCAATAATCACAGGCGAATGTGGAGAGCTTGGACACTTCCAGAAGAACAGCCGCATGAAGTTGCCACAGAAGTGGCTTAACCTGTTCGGAGGATATGAGAACGAGAATGAAGGTGTTATGTATTACAAGCCAAATTTCAAGGTGTCAAATGATTGTTGCTATTGGCTGAAAGAGAAGCCATGCGATGACTGGGCTAAGGCTCATTCAAGCTATCCGTTCCTTGGCATGATGGCATCTGAGGGTGGACAGAGAGAAGAAGCTCTCACAGACCATGGATGCAATTACTATGGCAAGACAGTAATGAGATCAGCGCCATTTGCACCATACCTCAGAAATGACATATTGAGACTTGCTCAGGAGATGGACACTTGGTATCACGCACATACAGATGTGTTTGCAAAGCTTTATTATGAGCAGCCATACAGTAAGGATAAGGCTGGTAACACAATACCTTATGAACCGGTTGAGACAATCATACCAGCTATATATGGACGGATAGAGGATGACGGACACGGAAATCTCAGAACGACAGGAGCACAGAGGACAGGCTGCAGTATGTGCGGTTTCGGAATCCACATGGAAGAACGACCACACAGGTTTGACAGGCTCAGAGAGCGGAATCCCAAAGAATGGGAGTTTTACATGTATAGATGCTGCACGGATCCAGAGACAGGAGAAAAGTTCGGCTGGGGAAGAGTCCTGGACTATATCGGAGTGCCGTGGGAAGATGTACCGGCGGTACAGATGAGCATATATGATTACCCGGAGGTGCTGCCATGATAAACGGAGAACTTATTGTTGATAACTTTGCCGGAGGTGGTGGAGCATCAACAGGGATTGAGATGGCTACAGGGTACAGCGTTGATATAGCAATCAATCATGATCCGGAAGCCATCAGGATGCATAAGGTCAACCATCCAAACACAAAGCATTACTGTGAAAACGTGTGGGCGGTTGACCCTGTGAAAGCCTGTGAGGGACACCCGGTAGCTCTTGCCTGGTTCTCCCCAGACTGTAAGCATTTCAGCAAGGCCAAGGGTGGCAAGCCAAAGGATAAGAACATCAGAGGGCTTGCATGGGTAGCCTGCAGATGGGCGGCACTTGTGAGACCGAGAGTGATCATGCTGGAGAACGTTGAGGAGTTCAAGACATGGGGACCGCTCAACCGAGGGCATCATCCAATCAAGGCAAAACAAGGAGATACATTCAGGCAATTTGTAAAGCAGCTCAATGAGCTGGGGTATGAGGTACAGTTCAGAGAGCTCGTGGCGGCAGACTACGGAGCACCGACTAAAAGAAAAAGGTTCTTTATGATCGCAAGGTGTGATGGTGTACCTATCATGTGGCCAAAGCCTACGCATGCACCGGCAGACAGTGAAGAGGTCAAGGCGGGACTGCTCAAGCCTTATGTTGGGGCATATACACAGCTTGATTTCAGCCTGCCATGTCCGAGCATCTTTGATACATCAGAGGAGATCAAGGAGAAGTACGGCATTCGGGCGGTGAGGCCACTTGCACCAAAGACTATGCAGAGGATTGCAAGAGGGCTGAAGAAGTTCGTTCTGGATAATCCAGAGCCGTTTATCATTCAGGGCAATCAGCAATGTTTTATAAGTCCTACACTCATTCAATACCATTCAGAGACCAATTCAGACGAGGTACGAGGTCAAGGCATAGAGAATCCGATTATGACAGTTGACAGTTCAAACAGATATGGCCTTGTGACTTCGTTTCTCAGCAAGTTTTACAAGACAGGGATAGGACAGGATGAGAGAGAACCGCTGCATACAGTGACAACATCAGCCGGACATTTTGGAGAGGTCAGAGCATTCCTGATTAAATACTACGGAGAGGGTACAGGCCAAGATATAGAACAGCCGCTTGATACAGTGACATCAAGAGACCGGTTCGGCCTTGTAACAATCCAAGGTGTTGAGTATCAGATAGTGGACATTGGTCTCAGAATGCTTGAGCCAAAGGAGTTATATGGGTGCCAAGGGTTTCCGGATGATTACATCATAGATCATGACAACACAGGTAAGACATATTCAAGAAGCGAACAGGTTAAGAGATGTGGAAATGCAGTTTGTCCACCTATACCGGCGGCGATGGTGAGATCAAATCTTCCGGAGCTGTGTGTAAGGAAGAGGATGCCAAACATGAGGATAAGCGAAGAAGAGAACGGACAGTTGTGTTTTGTATAGATAGTAGGAGGTTTTAGATGAACGATTTGAAGATATTTGAGAATAAAGAATTTGGAAAGATTAGAACAGTAATAGAGAACGGCGAGACTTGGTTTATCGGGAAGGAGGTGGCTGACATTCTTGAATACGCAAACACAGCAAAGGCAATTAGGGATCATGTTGATGAAGAAGATAAGCTGACCGAACGAATCGTTCTGTCAGGTCAGAATCGAGAAGTGATATTTATCAATGAATCAGGGTTATACAGCCTTATCCTTTCAAGCAAGCTGCCAAATGCAAAGAAGTTCAAGAAGTGGGTGACAAGTGAGGTGCTTCCATCCATCCGCAAGAATGGCGGGTACATAGCCGGGCAGGAAACCATGTCGGATGATGAACTTATGGCCAGAGCCTTACAGGTGGCTCAGAACAAGATACTTGAGAGGGACAAGCAGATAGAGACCATGAAGCCAAAGGCAATATTCGCTGATGCGGTTGCAGCAAGTCATACATCAATTCTGATCGGAGACCTTGCAAAACTGATTAGCCAGAATGGTGTGAACATCGGTCAGAAACGCTTGTTTAAGTGGTTGCGTGATAATGGCTACCTCATCAAAAGAGAGGGCTCAGATCGAAATATGCCAACTCAGAGAAGCATGGAGATGAAGCTGTTTGAGGTGAAGGAAAGCACCATAAGCAATCCAGACGGCTCAGTCAGGATCACTAGGACACCAAAGGTTACAGGCAAGGGACAGCAGTATTTTGTGAATAAGTTCCTTGCTATCTGAAAGGAGAGATCACATGACAGAATTTGAGATAGATGCAATATTTAACACCATCTGCCGACCGGGGCAGGTGGTGAAGATACTCACAAAGAGCGGAAAAGAGGAAAATATCCCTATAAGGGTTTGGAAGCGCTGGACAATCATCAAGGTATATGAGCACCATGTACTGATGCAGAGCGAAAAGGGCTACAAGGAGAGCTTCAGCAACACAGACATAAGAGAGATGATCAGGAAGGGGGAAATACGATGGAAATAACACCAGAGAGAATAGAGAATTGCAAAACTTGCAAATACAAATATAGAGACGAGTCACAGGAACCATGCGCACACTGCACCAAGAATGCAGTTGACAACTATGAGCCGATGACCAACGGCGACTACATCAGGTCGCTTGGTGATGCGGATCTTGCGCCGATCATCATGTGTCCGAGTGAGGTTGGATTTGACGAGATTGGATTTGACGAGATTGTGTGTCAGAGGGGTAAGCAACATTGCATAGAATGTACCCGCAGATGGCTTGAGGCGGAAAGGAAGGTTGAGGAGTGATGAACAATGAGTGAAGAATTAAAGCCGTGCCCGTTTTGCGGTGGGAAAGCTGAAATGAATTATGAACGAATTCCGGGAGAAGATAAGGGATTTTGGGCACAGATTATCTGCAATAATTGCCACGGAAGAAGCGGTGGAACATGGGCGGGTTCTTATAATGCCGCAGAGAGAAAAGAAATTAAAGCATGGAACAGGAGAGTGAACGATGAGTGGTAAATATGTAAGGGTAGATAATGTGATGGAACTCATAAATACTTCTAATCGTGGAACCTGTGATTACTTTATCGTAGATCAGATTGAAGAATTATGCAGTTCAGAAAAAATATACGATGTGGATGCGGTTGTGGAGCAGTTAGAAAATGAGCGAAAGTTTTGGGAGAATGCATACGACGGGAATTTGGGAAAAGAGAAAGCAAGAAGTTATGGGCATGCAATCGAGATTGTGAAAGGTGGCGGTGTAGATGTCAATTAAACCGATTTTATTCAATACTGAGATGGTTCGGGCAATTTTGGACGGGAGAAAGAGTTGCACTAGACGAATTGTGAAACATGATGTTGAAGCGATTCTGAATAGTCCGTATCACAAAGAGCATCCAGAGGTGGAGGATGAGCAGATTATTAGCAAGTTATGTATACCGCCATATCAGCCGGGTGATATTTTGTATGTCCGGGAAACATTTATTCAGGCAGCAGCTAACATCTTTTGGTACAAGGCAGATGATAAATTATGGATGTCAAAAGATTTACTTTGGAAGCCATCCATTCACATGCCGAAAAAAGCCGCACGTATCTGGCTTAAGGTTACGGATGTGAGGGTGGAGCGGTTGCAGGAAATTACAGAGGATGGAGTGTGGGATGAAGGATTTAAATTTAAACCGCCATGCTTAACCAGAGTATCAGCAGATGGACATACTTGCGATTTAGATGGTCCATGTATGAGCAGTATTAAATATTGCGACATGACTATGGGAGAGCTGTTTGGTAGGGAAGTTTGGAACAGCACCATCAAGAAATCCGACCTTGATTACTACGGTTGGAGTGCGAATCCGTGGGTGTGGGTAATAGAATTTGAACGATGCGAAAGAGGTGGAGTAGATGAAAGATAGATGCCTATTCAAGGCGAAAATTTGTAATGGAGAGTGGGTTGCAGGATTTTTACATTGTAAGGAAAATAAATGGTATATCAGCAATAAAGCAGGGGCACCATTTGCATTTGAAGTGCGACCAGATACTATCTGTCAGTGCACAGGCTTGAAAGATAAGAACGGCAAGCTGATATGGGAGAATGATGTTATAAAATATCATTTTGGCAATGCATATGCACAAATCAGATATGGAGCATATCAAAGCTGCTTTGATAATCAAAAAACGGAGCACATAGGATTTTATGTGGATTGGTCAGAGAGCAGGAATTATCGCAAAGACTTAGGATATTGGATAAACATGGTTAATGCAGAGGTCGTTGGCAACATCTTTGACAATCCGGAATTGATAAAGGAGACTATATAGAATGGCATATGCAGGCAAATGCGATAGATGCGGCGGGTTCTATGACCTGCCGTTTGAACACGGAGCGCCGATAAGGGCAAGGATGGTTGATGTGTTCGATGATCCAGTAGAGACAAAGGATCTATGCCCAGACTGTCTGGAAGAACTACGAGATTTCCTTGATGGGGCACAGCTCAATGATCCGGGAGTGATAGATAATAAGGAACAGATAGGATTCAGGATAAAAATGGATCCTGAAAACCATTTGATGAACAGATTCATGCGGAAGGAGTGAGCAGGGTGGCAAAATCAGATAGAAAGCTACACGAAGCAAGAATGGCGGGGGCTGCATGGCTGATGAATGTCATCAAGACACAGGGCATGGAAGCAGCAGAGAAAGAACTCAAGGTCAGAGGAGCCATGTTTGTTCCGCTTGAGGTCAACCAGAAGCAGCTTGACGAAGCTGTGTATAAAATCAAACTGAATACAATAGATTGTATTTTGATAATGAGTTGCATGGTACTTCGAGATGAATTTGATTTTGGACAGAAGAGGCTTGAGAGATTCTGCGAAAGATTTAATTTAAAGACTGATGCGCTGTGTGATGAAGAAATTATCTGGGATGATCTGATACAGACACTAAAGGAAGAAACAGGTTTGGATTTCACCATCCGGGAGAACAAGTAGGAGGTGAGGCGGTGAAAGCAAAAGAGTATTTGAAACAGGTGAAGCTTCTGGATGTTAAGATCAGACAGAGGAAGATAGAGCTTGCAGGACTCAAGGAAGATGCAACCTGTACAGGGGCATTTGATTATTCGGCAGAAAAGGTGCAGACAAGCGCCAAGGCTGATTCTATGAGCAATAAGGTGGCAAAGTATGTTGACCTTGAGAAGGAGATTCATGAGGACATAGAGCGGTTCACGGAGCTCAAGCATAAGATCATAGGACAGATACATATGCTGGACGAACCGAAGTACGTCAATGTATTGTTCATGAAATATATTGAATATAAGAACCTGAAGGAGATTGCCAAAGAACTTGATTATTCATATGGCAGGACAAAACATATACATGGTTTTGCACTTGAGGCATTTAGAATTAAGGTCTTGGAAAACTCAGCACCAAATAGCACCATTTAGCACCACATAGCACCTAGCAAACGTGGTATACTAGTATGGTAAAATTATATTGATTCATAAGGGACATGACTGTTTGCCATTTCGGTCGTGTCCCTTTTCTTATGCCCAGTGGTTGTACCTCCCCTTGTGAAAAGTGAACGCTGATCTCTCCCCCACTGGGCTTTTTGTTTGAGGTGAGATATGAGTAAGATTAAAAGGTTTGAGGTCGTGAGACCTGAATATAGTTTTGAATACATACATCCGCTTGGCAGGCTGGCTTTACCAATAGCCATGATAAAGGTGATGGTTAAGTGCACTAAGATATACAAATTTCAGCCAACTATAAAGCTGGGTGGAGAGGTAATAAGTGTGTGTAAGCCGTTATACAAGATTGTGATTCCGAAGAGAGTGAGAAAGTAACAGAAAGAAGGTGTGACATTATGGCAAAACTGACAGCTAAACAGCAGAGATTCTGTGATGAATACTTGATTGACCTTAATGCCACACAGGCAGCTATAAGGGCAGGGTACTCACCGAAAACAGCTGAACAATTAGCGTATCAACTACTTCAGAAAACTTCAGTTCAAAACCATATATCTGAACTACAGAAGAAGCGTGAAGAACGCACAGAAATAACTCAGGATAGCGTATTACATGAGCTTGCACTTATCGCATTTGCAAAGGCATCTGACTATGCAAGAGTAGTTGAAAAGGATGCCATGGTAGAAGTTGATGGGAATATGGTCCCGGTACTTGACGAGGACGGCAATCAGGTGAAATACAGGACAGTAGAGCCTATCCTGACGGATGAACTTACAGAAGATCAGAAGAAAGCTATTGCAGTTATAAAAAAGGGTCGAGACGGCTTTGAAATAAAGCCTTACAGCAAGATACAGGCATTGGAGCTCCTAGGTAAGCATTTAGGTATGTTCACAGAAAAGGTGGAAGTGAAGAATACCACACCGAATGTATTTGAGGGGCTTACAACCGAAGAATTGAAGAAACTTATTGATGACGTTTGATAGACATGACCCTTTATTACAGCAACAGCTAAAAATAGAGCTATCAAGGAGAGAGTTCTGGCAGTATTGCAAGCTGACCTCTCCTGACTTCTATAGTAACGACAGAGTGTTCTTGCATGATCTTGCGGATAAGCTGCAGTGGTTCGTAGAAGAAGCAGAGCAACAGATAATGGTGGTGAATATGCCACCAAGACACGGAAAATCACGAACAGCTACTAAATTTGTTCAGTGGTTATTTGGTAAATATGGTATAGACAAAAAGGTTATGACAGGATCATATAATGAGACCCTGTCAGGAACATTTGCAAAGGCTGTCAGGGATGTTATAGCAGAAAAGCCTACAGAGGGCATTCTGACATATGGAGATATATTCCCTGGCACAAAGATAAAGTATGGGGAGGCTGCAGCACAGAAATGGAGCCTTGAGGGCAGTCAGCAGGCTAATTACCTTGCAACTTCTCCGACAGGTACAGCAACAGGATTTGGCTGTAATATCATGATAATAGATGATCTTATCAAGAACAGTGAGGAAGCCTACAATGAATCAGTATTGCAGAAGCAGATTGACTGGTTCAACAATACAATGCTCTCCAGAACAGAGAATGATTTTAAAATCATCATAATTATGACAAGATGGTCAACAAAAGATCTTGCCGGATATGTACTTGCCAACTATGACAATGTAGTTCATATCAATTACAAGGCAGTACAAGACGATGGGACAATGCTCTGTGAGGCTATCCTGTCATATAAGGATTACAAGATAAAGACCAAGAATATGAACAAGGATATAGTCCTTGCAAATTACCAGCAGGAGCCTATAGATGTCAAGGGCAGACTATACAGTCATATCAAGACATATACGGATATTCCGAGGGATAGCAAGGGTAATAACCTGTTCAAATATATATTGAATTATACAGATACAGCAGACACAGGTAGTGATTACCTGTGTTCTATTTGCTATGGCATGTATGAGAGTACATATTACATACTTGACGTTTTATACACAAAAGAGCCAATGGAAGTTACTGAACCGGCAACAGCTCAGATGCTGACAAATAATAACGTTGGTAATGCTTTAATAGAGAGCAATAATGGCGGTCGAGGATTCAGCAGAAACGTTATAAGAGAACTAAAAGCTCTGGGGAATACCCATACTAAGATACAGTGGTTCTTTCAGTCAAAGAATAAGACATCAAGGATCCTGTCAAACAGCACAGGAGTAATGCAGAACGTTCTCTTCCCTGTGAATTGGGAAGACAGATGGCCAGATTTTGCGGAAGCAATAAGGAAGTATCAGAAAGAGGGTAAGAATGCTCATGATGATGCTCCGGATGCGCTGACTGGTGTATATGAGAATGATAAGCCTAAGGGAACATGGCTGGTATAGAGAGGTGAAAAAATGCTAACCCCTGACGAGATAAAAGAATTGATAGACAGTGACCGCACATCAGAAAAAAAGCAGTTCGCCCGGACAGGCGAAAGATACTATGACGGCGATCATGACATAAAGAAGTATAGATTGTTCTATTACAATGCGGACGGCGAACTGGTAGAGGACAAGACCAGAAGCAACGTTAAGATACCACATCCATTCTTCACAGAGCTGGTTGACCAGTGCACCCAGTACATCCTATCAGGGGATGGCATTGTAAAGTCCAACGACCCTGAGCTGCAGAAACACATGGACAAGTATTTTAACAACAATGATGAGTTCATGTCTGAGCTTTCTGACGCTATCACAGATATGCAGGTCAAAGGCTTTGCGTATATGTACGCGTACAAGAATGCCAAGGACATGATGTCATTTGCAAATGCTGACAGTATCGGAGTTATTGAGGTAAGAGCTAAGGACACAGATGATGGCTGTGCATACACGATTTACCACTATACGGACAGGATAGACAAAGGGCACAAGACTATTGAGAGAATACAGGTCTGGGATGATAAGCAAACATATTATTATGTTCAGGTTAATAATGGGGCGGTGGTGTTAGACGATACTGAACCAATCAACCCAAAGCCTCATGTACTTTATACAAAGAGTAATGGAGATAAGGCCACCTACTTTGATGGATTTGGCTATATTCCATTCTTCCGGCTGGATAACAACAAGAAGCAGTTCTCAAGCCTTAAGCCTGTAAAGCCACTCATAGATGACTATGACCTGATGGCCTCAAGCCTGTCAAACAACCTCATAGACTTTGATTCCCCACTATATGCTATCAAAGGCTTTCAGGGAGACAACCTGAATGAGCTTCAGACAAACCTCAAAACAAAGAAGATCATAGGTATAGGTGAGGATGGTGACGTAGATGTCAAGACTGTTGACGTCCCATACCAGGCAAGGCAGGCTAAGCTGGAGCTTGATGAAAAGAATATATACAGGTTTGGCATGGGGCTGAATACCGCCGGACTCAAGGACACATCAGCAACTACGAATATAGCCATTAAGGCGGCCTACTCATTGCTTGACCTTAAGGCAAAAAAGATAGAGAAAGCTCTTAGAAAGTTCTTGAGGAGGATAGTAGAGATTGTCATTGACGAGATCAACAAGGCTGAGAACAAGGCATATAAGGCCGAGGATGTTTATTTTGAGTTCGCTCATGAGATTATGAGCAATGCACAGGAAAATGCACAAATAGAACTTACAGAGGCTCAGGTAAGGCAGACAGAGATCAATACAATACTTAATGTTGCAAGCATACTTAATGATGAGACTATTATCAAAGCTATCTGTGATTGGCTTGATATTGATTATGAGGAGATCAAGGACAAGCTGCCTAAGAATGAGGAGGAGAACACGGAAGAGGCTCAGAAGGTGCTTGATAACATCAATACAGATGTCGAGAACGGAGGTGGAGCAGATGGAAAATAAAAGATACAAGATAGATTTAGATACAAGAACGGTGAAGATGCCGGCTGGCGAGGTCATCGGTGTATATCATGACAAAGATGTAAACCGGCTGACATTTGAAGTGCCGGCAACGTATAAGGGCATAGATCTCACTGAATATCAGATATCAATCAACTATGTGAATGAAGAAGAGCAGAAAGATGTGTATTTTATAGAGAATTATACACTCTCTGATGATGCAAGCATTATAACCTTTGATTGGCTTGTTGGTGCTACTGCATGTACAGTGCCGGGCAATGTCGGCTTCACTGTATGCTTCAAGAAGCTTGATAGTGAGGGTAACATCATCAACGAGATCAACACCAAGCTCACAAGAATGAAGGTTCTTGAGGGCTGTGAAGTAGTTGAGAGTGAGATTGAAGAGCGGTATATGACAGACCTTGCAGGACAGCTTTACAAGGAGATGGAAGAAGTAAAAAAATCTGTCAGTGATAGAAATACCAAGATAGCCACAGCTATCACTGAAAAAGGAGTGGCTACAGAACCAACAGATTCGGCGGATGTGATGGCTGAGAATATTAGAAAGATACCGACAGGTACATCGAACTCACAGATATTAAGCACAACAATGATATCCGGCGTGGTGCAGTGCCGAGTGACACATGAGATAGATAATACATTAGATTAAAGGAGGGAGTATATATATGTTGACAAATAATTTTGCTGGACTCGTCAGTTTAAATTGTCAAAGTAGCTCAGCTAATTATAATGTGTGTAAAACTACAGACGGCAAACCAGCCAGTGGAGGTTATAGTTGGCTAAGATCAATAATGCCTAACTCATTATTACTCAAAAATGCGCCTAGCTCATCCGCAACCGGAGTTTATATCGTATTGGGAACAGGCACAACACCAGCAACAGCAGCGGATATATCGCTTGAAAATGTGACAGAGGACTATGAAATCATCACACAAACCAAAGATGTGCCATTGAAATTCTCAAGCTCTATTATGACTATCACTAGAGTTATACGAAATACAGGCAATGCACCATTAACCATATCAGAGGTAGGGTTATATGCGAGCTATTCAGGTGGGTTTATGGGAGCAATGATGTTAGCACGTGAGGTTATCGAACCGGTAACATTACAGCCTGGCGAGAAGCATTCATTCACAATGGATATATGCGTACAGTAGACATAAAACAAGGTTAGATTTTAGCCTTGTTTTTTGGGGGATAAAAGATGAACAAAGCACAAAAGCAGGTTGCACAGGCACAACTAAATAGAGAAAAGCAGGCAATCAAAGAACTCAAACAGGTATATCAGCGGGCATTGAGAGATTGTGAGCAGAAGATAAGAGAGCTTTCAGAACGAACTGATATGGAGAATCTGCAGAGCATCATCTATCAGAAACAGTATCAGGAGGCTTTGAAAGCGCAGCTTGATGTTCTGAGTAACCTGCAGTCTAACTCATATGCAACTGTGTCTGACTACCTGACGAAGTGCTACAGAGACGGATACACAGGCGTCATGTATGACTTGCAAAAGACAGGTATTCCAATCATCATGCCGATAGATCAGGCGGCAGTTGTGAGAGCTATTCAGACGGACAGCAAGCTCAGTAAGTCGCTCTACGACAAAATGGGCGAGGATGTGACATACCTCAAGAAAGCGGTCAGAGCAGAGGTATCAAGAGGCATTGCAAATGGCTCAACGTGGAATGAGGTGGCTGGTAAGCTCTCAAGACACATGGCAAATACTCCATTTCAGAAGGCTTATAACAACTCTATCCGCATTGCGAGGACTGAAGGGCATCGTATACAGGTACAGTCAGCGCTGGACGCTATGTATATTGCAAAAAGCAAAGGGGCAGATGTATTGAAACAGTGGGATGCCACTCTTGACGGAGCAACGAGAGAACATCATCAGATGCTTGATGGACAGATCCGGGAAGTCGATGAGCCCTTTGAGGTTGGTGGTCGTAAGATTAAGGCTCCTGGAATGTTTGGAGATCCGGCAGAGGACTGCAACTGCCGTTGTTGCTTATTGCAGAGAGCAAGGTGGGCGCTGGATGATGAAGAGCTTCAGACTCTGAGAAAGCGAGCGGAATACTTCGGGTTGGATAAGACAAAGGATTTTGAAGAGTACCAGACGAAGTACTTTAAGGTGTCGTTTGAGATTGAGCATGAAAAAGATGTTGCAAATACCCAAAACGGTGATAGTATAAGAGATATAATGTTCAAGGCATCAAAGTCTGATGCTGGCATTATTAGAGATGAAAAAGCTGTTGTTGACGCATATTCACAGTTACCGGATAAAGTTCAGAAAGCAATGGCTGATGTAACCTTTAATATGGGGCAGAACGGCAGTAGTTGTGATGTGAAAAAAGGCATTATTAACGTTGCCAAAGGCGCTGAGAAAGAGGATATAGACCATGAATTTGGACATCTGATAGAAGAACGTATGCTGAATCCTAAAGTTGTGGAAAAGTATAAGAAATATTTAACTGAGGGATTAAGCGATAAAAATATTACTACGGAAATATACGAAAATGATGCAGGGCAAAAATTTGCAATATATATTTTGCATGGCGATAAATTTATTAGCGAATATCAAGGCAGGTTATATGTTAGCCGCATATCTGATGCTGTTAATCCGGATGGAAGTATAAAAACTGAATTTTTATTGGAATCCACCTCAGAGCTTTTCAGAGTGTATCAAAAAGATAAAACAATCCTTAGTACATATGAAATCGGGTTAGTAGAGGAGTCTTTAAAATGAATTTAAAAGAAGAATTTTTAAATATTACATCGTATGAAGAATATAATAAACAAAGAGAAAAGTTTGGTACTTTGCCTCGTGATGCAGAATTTTTATCTCATTTAGACAAGTTGTATGGTCCAGGATACGTAGGCGGAGATATAGCCAATGGAGTTATAGAAGAACTATATAAACCCGGCAAAAGACACATAGGAGAAGAATAGAAAATAATGCTAGATGGATTACGAGCACTGTACAGAGATGTATGGTGTTTTTTTATGCAAAAAATAGGAGGATGAAAGAATGCAGAAGTACATTGGAACAAAACAGATTGAGGCAAGACCGATGACAAGAGGCGACTATAACAATTACAAAGGATGGCAGATTCCAGCGGAAGAAAATCCAGCAGATGAAGGCTATCTCGTAAGATATTCAGATGGATATGAGAGCTGGTCGCCGGAGAAGCAGTTTAACGAAGCATACAGACCATGTGACAACATGACGTTTGGAATTGCTCTTGAAATGCTCAAGAAGGGCTTCAGAGTTGCAAGAAAGGGTTGGAATGGCAAAGGAATGTTTGTTGTATTCCAGAAGGGATATCCTGATGGCATACCATGTAACAAGCAGACCGCAGAAGCCTGGGGAATCAGCGAGGGTGACTTATTCAAGTGTAACCCATATCTGCAGATCAGATGTGTTGATGGTTCACACTCCATGTGGGTGCCGAGTATAAACGATTGTCTTGCTGAAGACTGGGTAATAGTGGAGTAGAAACGGAATAGCAGATAATTCAGACCGTGTTTTTACCATGGTCTTTTTTTATGCCCAAAATCGGCTCAAGGCAGTAAAACTGTGACCGACAAAGAATAACTCCGGCAAGAGTGATAACTGCCATGTGTGGCTACGATTAAAGCCAGAAAGGATGGAACAATGGAATTAAAGGAACTGTTAGGAGATGACCTGTATAAGCAGGTACAGGCGAAGATTGACGAGAAGAACAGCACAGAGACAGATAAGCTCAAGCATGTAAGATACACAGATCTGTCCGAGGGCAAGTACGTCAGCAAGGAGAAGTATGATTCAGAACTTGAGAAGCTCAACGGACTGATCACCGGCAAAGACACGGAGATTGGCAATGCAAATAAGCTCATTGAGGAGCTTAAGAAAGCTTCCAAGGGTGACGAGGGCATGCAGCAGAAGATATCAACTTATGAGACAGAGAATGCAAGGCTTCAGAAAGAGCTTGAGGAGACTAAGGTCAACTCAGCTATCAAGGTGGCTCTGCTTGAGGCTCATGCGGTTGATACTGATTATATGACCTATAAGATCAAGACAGCCCTCAAGGAGAAGAATGAGGAGCTTAAGCTTGATGATGAAGGCCACATAAAGGGATGGGATAACATGCTCACAGACTTAAAGACACAGTTCCCAGCTCAATTCACAGCTTCATCCGGCTCAGATGATGGCGAGAGGCACATCATTGAGAATAGACTGCCAGATCCTACAAATAAAGATACAGGACTGACGAGAGAAGACATATTGAAGAAATCATATGCAGAGCGTGCTAAGATTGCCCAGGAAACACCTGAGCTATATGAAGCTGCTATGCATGGAACAAAGTAAGGTAGAAAGGAAAAGGTGAAAGAATATGGCAATTACAAAGGTAAGTGACCTCATTAACCCAGAAGTAATGGGGGATATGATTGATGCAAAGGTAGAGGCACAGGCCAAGCTTTTAAAGTATGCCCATGTTGATACATCCCTTGAGGGTGTACCAGGAGATACAAAGACAGTTCCATCATGGAATTATATCGGCGATGCTGAGGATTTTGATCCGGAATCAGGAGATGAAATTGAGGCATCTAAGCTCACAGCAACAAAGAAGACATTCACTATTAAGTGTGCAGCTAAGAGCGTATCAATATATCAGACAGCAATCAATAGTGGTTTAGGGAACCCTGTTGGACAGGCTGAGACTCAGCTTTCAAAGTCTATTGTAGGCAAGTTGGATAATGATCTGCTTGATGCTGCATACACATCAGAGAATGTATATACACCAGATACTCTTGCAGTAATCGGATATGATGGCATTGTTGATGCTAACACAAAGTTCGAGGATGAAGAGGATGGAATAGAGAAGGTTATGTTCATAAACCCTAAACAGGAGGGAACGCTTCTCAAGGATGACAACTTTAAGTCAGCGGACAAGTTTGATAAGAGCGTTATTGTGACAGGCTCTATAGGTAAGATTGGATCATGCTGGGTAAAGAAGTCAAAGAAGATCAAGCTCATGACTTATGAGAAAGACACAGAGAAGGGAACTATTACTATAGTGGCTGATTCAACTGCTGAGTCAGACACAAACAAGCATCTTAGTACAGTTCAGCCAACATGCAAAGATGAGCTTGTAATCGGTGATAAGGTTAAGAGCCTTGCAGCTGGTTCACAGTATTATCTCTGCCCTATTATCAAGCTCCAGCCTGATTCAGATGAGACCGAGTTTACAGAAGAGGAAGCTCCAGCTCTTACAATTTTCCTCAAGAAAGATGTTCAGGTTGATCACGAATGGTTACCGAAGAAGCAGAGACATGATATCACAGCATCTAAGTATTATGGTGCTGCACTCACCAACGCTTCAAAGGTTGTACTTGCTAAGTTTAAGAAGTAAGGCGGTGGTCATATGATCATGACTGTCGATGAACTTAAGAAGTATGTAGACACCGAGGAGAAAGATTCAGTGCTTGAGGCTAAGCTTCAGGCACTGGAACTCCTGATCAGAAAATATACAAATAATAATTATCAGGACAGGAACAGGCGGTTTGTGGCTCCTGTGGACGCTGTGACAGGCTTTCAGTATGCATCAGAGCTGTTCAAGGTTGGCGACACTATACAGGTGTCAGAGTCACGCTACAACGATGGCTTGTACACCATCAAAGCTGTGGATATGGACAATGGACATATAGAGGTGAATGAGGAGCTTGTAAGCGAACCGGTCGTCATGGTGACAAAGATAGTATATCCGATGGATATCAAGCTGGGAGTTGCCAACATGCTTTCATGGGATTTGAACAACAGGGATAAGGTTGGTGTGCAGTCTGAGACCATCAGCAGGCACTCTGTGACCTATTTCAACATGGATGGCGACAATTCCCTCATGGGATATCCAAAGTCGCTTCTTGGCTTTTTAAAGCCGTACATGAAAGCGAGGTTTTGAACATGAGAGGAATAGGCGGAAATGCAGTTGCGGACATACAGATCAAGAGCATAACCAGAAATGAGATAGGTGAACAGGAAGTTGCATGGGTGTCAGAAGATACCTTGACCGGCTGGCTAGACCTCTCAGGCGGTGACAGTAAGTACGCAACATATAATGCCAAGGTGCAGGAATCAACGCACATGTTCATAGCTGATTATAAACGTCTCAGTGACATGATCAAGGCTGAGAACAGCCGTATGGTGGTTAATGGTCAGGTATATGACATCATGCTGATAGATGATCCGATGGGGATGCATGAGCAGCTTGAGATATATCTGAAGTACACAGGAGGGCAGTAATGGGAAATGTGGAGTTCACAGACAACAGAATAAAGGTTGAGGCGGCTCTGGATGATGCTGTTATTGCCTTTCTGTACGAAGCTGCCGGAGAGGTCGAGGCTCAGACGAAGAGAGCACAGACGAGAGTAGACACAGGACAGACAAAAGGTGCATGGACGCATCATGTAGATGAAGATAAGGGCGAGGCGGTTATTGGTAATCCTCTTGAAAATGCTATCTGGGAAGAATACGGCACAGGTGAATACGCTCTGAAGGGCAATGGACGCAAAAAGCCGTGGGTTTATAAGGATGAGCGTGGTGACTGGCACACAACTCATGGTAAAAAACCTCTCAGACCTTTACAGAAAGCCTTCGACAAGACAAAGGGCAAGATCATCAGGCGACTTGGCTCTATTCTCAATCAGACGTTCAGTGAGTAAGGCGGTGATGACGAATGACGACAGAGACATTATCATATATCAATAGCGTACTCACAGATGAGCTTGAGATTCCATACGCATTCATGGAGTGGCAGGATGACCCACCAGAGGCATACTTTGTTGGTGAATATTCTGAAGGTGATACACCTGAGGAAGATGGATGTCAGGAAATAACATTCATCATAGATGGATTCACAAGAGGCTCGTGGTTTAGCCTGGAGAAGTACAAACAGAAGATAGAACAGAATATTGAACGAACGGCAATCCTTGCAAGTGGTGCGGGGGTTGCCGTTTTTTATGGGAATGCGTCGCCGATTCCAACAGGGGATGCAGACCTCAAACG